CGAGTCATGACTAGATGTGGTCGTAAGTGGGGCAAGACCGAGATGTCTATCTATGTACTCTACCGCTGGGCGATGACAACACCGAATGCCCAGTTCTATTACATAGCACCTTACTACAACCAAGCCTCAGAACTTATCTGGAAGCCGGGAAGATTACAAAACTTCCTAGGAAAGCACAGAGACAAATACATCGAAGCCTTTCATGAGACAGACAAGCGGGTAACATTCAAGAATGGCTCGTTCATTAAGCTTGTTGGTTCCGATAACTACGAAGCAGGACGAGGACTTAACCCAGACGGAGCAGTATATGATGAGTTTAAAGATCACGACTACAGGTTCCATCAAGGCTTTAGTGATAACTTACTCGCAAAGAAAGCTCCTCTACTTATTGTGGGAACGCCGCCAGAATTGTTTGACCATTTCTTTGTTCGGACGGAAGAAGAATTTAAGCTTGACCCTAGGGGAGCGTATTTCAAAAGACCTACTCATACTAATCCGTATATCGATAAAGAAGAACTTGAACTAGAGAAGCAAGCCGCCATAAACAAAGGCGAGTGGGCCAAATATATGCGGGAGATCGAAGCCGAGATCGTTCCCGGCGGAGCCAATGCTATCTTTCCTATGCTCGAGATCCCACGCTATGATGAGCAGGGGAAATTTGTATCCGATTCCCGCCATGTTAAACGCCATGACACATTATTGGCGGAAATAAACCACTACCCTAAAGATTGGAAATTTTATGCAGCCTATGACCCCGGAAGCTCAAGTTGTTTTGCTGGGCTTTTTGCTGCTGTCAATAATTTTAGTAAAAAAATTGTAATCTTGGACGAGATCTACGAGAAACGCAAGATGGAGATGTCTACTCGTAAGATTTATCCACGGGCAAAGATTAAGATGCGGGAACTTGCCCCAAGATATGACTGGTATCAAGTTTATGATAACGCAGCCACTTGGTTCTATAACGAAGTCATGGCAGAATACCGAGATGCTATTACGCCATGTGACAAAGATGTAAATAAAAAAGAAGAGAAGCTATCAGTCATCAAAGACTTTCTAATTGAGGACTTACTCGTCATATCTGACCGATGTACAGGTCTGATCTCCGAGATGTCTACCTATGCCACTGATGATGACGGCAAGATTCCTAAAAAGAACGATCACGCTATCGATTCATTACGATACTTAATGAATGCCGCCCATCTATCTACTGTACCTAGAGAAAGACATAAGCGACCAGAAGATAGACGAGAGTGGACAAACATAGATTACTTAGAAGACAATGATGTAATTGAGGAACCTTTAGATTTTGACGAAGATATTAATAACGAATTTTTTGGAGAAGAAGAATGGTAAACCTAATCATCCCTACATTGCTAGTATCTGCTGTTGCTTTTGTAACATCAATCGCAGCAATAGTATTAGTCCTAGCCCAAAAGTGGTCTACTCATAAAATTGAGTGGAGGCCTCTAGTTGCTGAAGCTATTAAAGATGAGATTCTTGAAGAACAAGATAATGTAGAAGAACAAGATGCAGAAATTTTAAGTAAAGCATATATTATGCAAAGGTCTAGTAAAAAATCCAAACCAGACCAAGACCCTTTGGACGATATTTTAAAATCGCATAACTTTTAAGGAGTATATATGGCTTTCGAGACGTTTGAAAATTTAGACGAGACAAATACTACAGAAGCTGTAGTACCTTTTCAATTCCGAAAGGATAAGTCTCAAGAAGGGACATTAGAGTGGTTAAATCATAGATTTCAAAGAGTCTATGAAGGGTCATTCCCCAGATTTTTGCTTTATCGCCGTTATATCAATATGTATAAGAACGTGTCGCAAGAAGATTCTGGGGATGGACTAACTCGGAGTTCCAACAGGAATATTCCCGGATCGTCTAAGAAACCTAAGATGCGGGATAACTTAGTCTGGGATCTAGTAGATCAAAAGACTGCGGAGATTTCTAAGTCTACTACTAAGGTAGCTTTTATCCCCCAAAGTTACGCAGACCAAGATGACATGAACAACGCTAAGGCGTGTAAAATTCTTTGCGGCTCTCGTATGGAAGAAATGAAGTTTGATAGATTAATTACTGAGCAAGATAGAATTATGTTTCTAACTGGACATACTATTAGTGAAATTTGTTGGAACGATAAGATTGGACCTCTTAATCCTAAGTATGAAGAGAAGAAGAAACAATATCCTCAAGGTATTCCTAAAACAACTCCAGAAGGAATTGTAATTGAAGGGAAGTATATTGAAGACGAGGAAATGCGTCTTGGTGATGTAGAAGTTAAACCTCTTATGCCTTGGTGTTGTTTCCCGGAAGAAACTAAAAAATCTATTAAGACTTGTGACTACTTTGAAGTTATCCGTTGGGACTTCCAAGAAAAAGTAGAAGCAGATTACCCTAAAGCTAAAGGAAAGATTAAAGGAAACAGTCACGTATTCTGGGATATGTCTGCATCAGACTTATCTATTCCAGAGAACATGGTGATGGTCCGATGTTTTTGGCATAAGCCTACAGAGTATTTTCCTAAGGGATGTAAAATTACTTATTGTGAAGATTTAATTCTTGAGTGGGAAGATTTCCCATACAAAGATAAAGACCTTCCGTTTATTGATGATAAAGATATCTCATGCCTAGATGAGTTTTGGGGGCGTCCTTTTATCATTAACATTGAACAGTTCTATCGTATGAACAATTCATTGTGGTCTGGTCTTGCACGAAATCACGGAGTATTAAACGCTCCTAAGTACGTTTACCCTGAAGGAACTGTAGATAAGCAGTCATTAAACAACGAGTTTGGATCAATCGCTTATCGTGGTGGAGTAGCCCCACAAATACTACAACACAATTACACAAACAAAGGTGAAGTAGAATTATCATCAGTAATTTCTGGTCGTGCTGGAAAACTAGCGAGACTATTCGATATTTCTCGTGGCGAAGTTCCGGGCGGTATTACAGCCACATCTGCTATGAGACTATTAGAAGAACAGCAGTATCAAGCTATGTCAGTCACGGCAGAAAATCGTAAGCAAAGAGTTTTAGATATCTACCGTAAAGTTGTGTTACGGATGGCACAATACTATACTCCAGAGGACGGACGTATGAGTCGTACATTAGGAAGTAACAATACTTATCTAATGACATCGTTCAAGAAGTTTGACTTTAATCTTATCTACGACATCAGAATTGAGAATGATTCTGTTCTAAGTACAAGTCGTGCTGGTCGTATGTCAGACATCATGGATTTGAATACTGCAAATCAGATGGACCCACTATTTGGTAAAAAAGAAATGGTTCGTATCTTAGGATTGAACCTAACTGAAGCTTTCCAAGATGAAGTAACCTACTCAATCGACACAGCCCGACAGTGTTTGGATATGATGTTGAATAACGAAGAAGCTCCAGCACCAGAAGGTACTGATGGATTGATAGAGTTCTATGGAGTATTCAGCAGATTCGTTGAATCTCCAGAATATAAGTTTGTAGTAACTCCAGAAACAAAACAAATTATTATGGACTACATCATGGCAATCGAAATGCTATGTTACGAGAAGTCTGTTAAGAATCCTAGATTTGCACAAGAGCTAGGAATGTTTCCTAAATACCCTATGGTATTTACTCCTCCTGCAATGTCAGCTCCACAAAACCCAGCATTAGCACAACCAACTAACCCACAGGCCCAACCTTCAACATTAGAAACACCTAATGCAATGAAACAAGTTGATGCCGAGATGAAACAACAAGGAAGTATTTAATGAGCGAAACGGCAACAGCAACAGAATCAGCAGATTCATTCCAAACCTTTGACAGTTTTGAGGATGTATCCGACTCAGCAGAAGAATCTGCAGATACGGATTGGGGAGAAGAAGAAAAAGCCCCAGTAGTTAAGGTGAAAGACGAGGGTCTTAAGGTGTTGGATGACACTGATGTAGACGGAGAAGGGGACGTAGTAAAGGAAGAAGGTAAAAAGAAAGAATCTAAAAAAGCTGCTAAAAAAGAAAAAGAAGAAACTTTTGATGATGAAGACGGAGAAGAAGAAGAGTTTAAAGCTCTAGAAGAACAACCTATTAATGAAAAGAAAGAAGATAAAGAAAATAAAAAGCTTCGTATGCGTATGGGCAACGAACTGTTTAACGTAGACTCAGATTCTACTTTTAAAATTAAGATTGACGGGGAAATGACTGACGTTACTACTCAAGAACTTATTAATAACTACGCTGGCAAAACAGCATGGGACAAAAAGTTTACTGAGATTGGTAAAGAGAAGAAAACTTTAGAGTTTGATAAAGCAGCACTTACGAAACAGAAAGATGCCTTAAATAATCATTTACAGCAAGCATTGACTCCAATTAAAGACCCAAATGGGAATCCTTTAGATTCTTTGCTTTATTTAGTTGAAATGTCTGGAGAAGACCCTTATGCTGCTTATAGACGTATTATGGAAGCAAACTTAGACGAACTAAGTACGCTGATGGATATGGGGGAAACAGAGCGAGAGCTTTATTTCCATAAGAAAAAAGATGAACTTCATGGGAATGTTGCCAAGAAGCGTCAAGAGAAACAAGGAAAAGAACAAGCTTTTAATCAGGCAGTTCAGAAAGTTGATTCTCTTCGCCAAACTTATAACGTAACAGAAGATGGGTTTGTTGATGCTTCCGAGGAGTTAGAAGGTATTTATACGGATTCAGGACTTGATGTTAATAGCATCACCGACGAAGCGATTGTGGACTACGCTAGCTTAAAGCCACATATCACTAAGGTAAAAGAGTTAATTGCGCCGTATGAAGATAATATATCCGAAGGTAAGTACGGAGACGTTGTAGCAGAGTTGTCTCGTTATCTCAGAGATGGGAAAGCGAACGAAGCTACCGTTAAGTCGATTCTTAAACGAAACTTCTCAGTAGAAGAAGACGTTAAGGAGCTTAACACTAAAGTCTACCAGAAAGGTCAGAAGCCAAATAAGGTAGCTTTAAGAGATGAGTCAGAATTGTCTGAATCATTCTCAGATTGGGATTAATATTAATTTAAAAAAGGATTTTTATGTCAGCTGAATACAGCATTGCGGAACAAACAGGATTGTTCCTAACTCTTTT